GCAGTGTTACTATTGGGGGCGGAGGTGCAGCAACCACCACTTATTACACTACGGGAGGTAACGGAACTGACAGTCAGCTAGAGTTTCCCGACAACACTTACGATGCTACAGGGGGAGGAACTGGCGGATGGAACGACGCCTCCTTGGTAGATTATGTTGGTGACGGGGGGAGTGGCGGTGGAGGTAATGGCAGTGGTTCATCTACAGGAGGTACGGGAGACGTAGGAGGCTACTCGGAAGGTTATGATGGAGGAGATTCGTCTGGGTCATATTCCGGCGGGGGCGGTGGTGGCGCAAGTGAAACTGGGGGTGAAGGGAGTTCGTCCGCCGGAGACGGGGGAGACGGATCAGCCTCATTAATTTCGGGTTCTTCAGTTACCCGCGCAGGTGGTGGTGGCGGGGGTGGTGCTTCCGGCAGTACTGGCGGTTCCGGCGGAGCCGGAGGGGGAGCGAACGGAGCCACATATACCGGAGGAGCCACAGGCACAGCAACCGTTAACACTGGAAGCGGCGGCGGTGGAGGGATTGGTACTGCTACTTATTACCCGACAAACGGTGCGTCCGGTGTGGTTGTTCTGCGGTGGAAATTCCAAAACTAATGGCACACTTTGCAGAAATAAATGAAGAAGGAATCGTCCAGCGCGTGCTGGTTCTTTCCAATGAACGCATTACTCAAGACGGTGAAGAGGTGGAGGAATTGGGTACGGCTTACCTGCAGAAGATGTTTCCCGATACTGATTGGGTACAGACTTCTTACAATCATAAATTTAGAAAACGGTATGCTGGGATTGGCTATAAGTATGACGCGGAGCGGGATGCGTTTATCACACCCCAACCTTTCCCTTCATGGCTTTTCAACGAGGAAAGCCTTTCTTGGGAAGCCCCTATTCCTATGCCCGAACACGAAGATGAGGGCTTTATCCATTATATATGGGACGAAGAGAATCAATCTTGGGTGGAGATGGACATGGAACAACTAGCAAATAATAACAATGACATTTAGCATAACAAGATGTAAGCCGCGCTCGTTACCCGAAAAAGACGGGTTACAATGGGTGGTCGTAGAATTAGTAGTTGGAATGACCGGAGTAGATGAGGTTCTCGGTCTATCGGGCTACCGTGATACACTGGTCAAACTCCCTGCCGTTGACCCCAACAACTTCACTCCCTTTGAGGACATTGATGAGGCTTGGGTGAAACCGATATGCGAAAAGGTAGCGAAGGATAACAACTGGGAACAGAGCATTATTAACGAGATTGCTGCGGCAAAAGATCGGCCCATGGAGAAGCCCTTCTCTTTCCAACAGAAACAACCGGAGCCGACTGAATAATTTAAGATGTATCGGGTGGAGATATGAATGATTTGGAATGGGTAAAGGTATTCGGAGTGAACGGCACAGTGTTTGCCACAGTGTCCCTGTCGGACATTGAACTTGTTCTGAAGATTGTCCTGCTAATCGTCACGATATGTTGGACAGCAGTTAAAATAGTTAAACTAATAAAAGAAGAATGAAAGCTGGATATAAAACAACAGAGTTTTGGTTAACCGCCCTTTGCACTATATGTGGCTTGCTTTACGCAAGCGGGGTGATTGTCCAAGACGGATCAACCGGAATAGAAAAAGCAGTGGCCTTTGTTGCGTCAGCATTAGCTGCGCTGGGTTACTCCCACTCGCGTGGGCAAGCCAAGGCTGCTGATAAAGGATAATGATTGGTGAACTCCTTGCTGCTCTGAAGGCAGTGCCACGAATAGTGGATGCCTTGGAGCAGTTGGGAGATGTGGCAACCGCGCAGATGGCGCAGAAGAGAAAAGATGAGAAAGATAAAACAGTTGACGATCTTATTGCTGCTGCTCGTGAGCGCAGGTTGCATAAGCGTGAAGCTGAACGGATTTCAAGAGATAGTGGAGAGGAATCAGACGGGGTTTGAGAATGCCGTTGAGAGTGATGAAGGGGCGGAGTTCGTCCGGCAACTGGGTAAGTACATTAATAAACTGGAACAACAAATAGAGGCAAATTGATATGGCAACTATCGCAGACTTAACCGGAGAGACTATCGGCTCGTCTTACGGGACACTTTTAATGGTGACAGACACCGCTGGCATCACCAGTTCCTTGCAGACAGTGCAGGACGGATTGGGAGCCAATGATTCCGCGCTCAAGTTGTCCACCACTGTTGTCCGTGTGAACGGTTCCCTTGGTGTAGGAGTGGATTCTCCGGAGTACGTTATCCACGCCCAAACTGCCGATGATTATGTTGGGAAGTTTGAATCCACTGACGCAGGGGCCAGCATCATCCTTGAGGATAACGGTTCTACCACGGACGGGAATCGGATTACCGTTACCAGTGATGCTTTGAGCATAGCCACAGCCAACGTCACGGCGTTAACCGTAGACGGTTCACAGCGAGTCGGCATCGGCACTACGGCTCCAGCTTACAAAACTCAAATAGTAGATAGCTCGGACTGCATACTTTCAGTTGTTTCCGGTGGAAGCAGTGAAGCCTCTATTTACCTTGGTGATTCGGTAGCCACAAGGGGTAGGCTTAAATATGACAACTCCGATGATTCTCTGGCAATTTATACAAATAACACCGAACGTATGCGAATCGACTCTTCGGGAGTGGTTAAACTTAATCAAGTAGGCGAATCCGAAATTGCTTTCCGCCGCAACAACACTGGCACTGCGGTGGACTGCGGTAAAATCACATTCGGTGATAACACTGATGCTCGCGCACAGATTCAAGGAGAAACAACCACAACCGCCGATGATGGTGAGCTAACCTTCTCAACGGCAGATAACGGAACACTGGCCGAACGTATGCGAATCGACTCTAATGGCAACATTGGAACCGCGAATGCTTTCCACGTTACGAACGGGGGCAGTGCTACTGCTGGTAATGCTTTTTATTCCCCAGCCTCCAACGAGCTTGGTATTTCCAGTAACGGAGCCGAGGCAATTCGGGTGGACAGTTCACAGCGAGTCGGCATTGGGACGGATTCTCCCAATGCTAATGCTGTTCTCGATGTGGCATCCACTACAATGGCATTTATGCCTCCAAGAATGACCACTACGCAACGCGATGCTATCTCCTCACCAACCGCAGGGATGGTGATCTACAACAGTACAACAAATGTTTTGGACTTTCATAATGGAACAACTTGGGGTGCAGTATGACATTAACTGAACTAGCAGATTTTGTAACGACGAAGCTCTCTGATACTGATGATGATTCAGTGACAGTGTGCAAGAGCTTCATCAATCGCAGATACCAAATGATTTGGGACACGGGGTTGTGGACTGAATCTATGGGGGTAGTGACCCAATCAGTAGCAGCGGGAGACACGTCCATCAGCCTGTCCGATGCTCCGTCTATTACCTTCTATCAATCTTCTTCCACGCCTACTACGAAGGTAGATTTCCCTGTAGCTTTGAAGTTCACAGAGACGGGCAAGGATGACGGGCTTAATCTACTGAACGACTCATGGATGACGTTCTTTCAGATTGATCCTAATGCGTGGGAGGATGTAACCAGCAGACGAGCTAACCCTACCAACTTTATTAACCTGCCAAAAGATTCCAGCGGGAACTGTAGGCTCAAGCCTGTTCCGGTTCCGAAGACGGCTGGCAACGTGTTTGTCTTGGGTAAACTGAACTGGGTGGCACTGGGAGACGATGACACCCCTGCTCTGAATGGTGTGGACAATGCCCTGCTCGCTTTTGCCGAGGGGGATATGCTGGAGAGGTCGAGGCAGTACGGAAAGGCGCAGATCAAGTACCAAGAAGCTGCTGCGCAGGTACAGATAATGAAGGACTTGGAGAATGGACAGAGACAATCCATTAGCCGGATTATTCCCTACACCTACGATGACTACGATTTCCACGGGAGCGTGGCTGACTTTGGGCCAAAGAACTAAATGCCATTACTAGAGAACAGCGCGACTGATGACCAAATCCTCCTAGACGGGGATGTAGGGTTTTCGGGTGGGCAAGCCAGTAATGTGCGCCGCAACATTATCAAGCAGGGAGCCTATACTGCTGGACAGAATATTGACTTTGACGTGTTCGGCAACCTCGTCACGCGCAGGGGCGCGTCTCAAGGCTTGACCAGTGCAGCCGGAGATAGGTGGGAGGAAGCCACGGACGTGTGGGAGACAGTCACCGCAAGGGTATGGGGTTCAGACGACTTGGATGGTGCGATTATTAGCGCAGCGGTGCTGGACAATACCTCCACTGAAATGGTGATACTTGCCGAATACGATGGAGCTTCGGTCAAGAACATCCGTTACCTGCAAAACGGAACAGCTTTCTCCGCAGCCATAACCACCTTCAGTGGGACAGATGTTTTCTTTGCCCAACTATCAGACCGGATGTATTGGTGTGATGGTTCCGAAGCCTTGCAGTATGTGGACACGGCAGGGACAGGCTCCAGCATTACTGCTGGCAAGGTGACTTCCATCACGATGACCGAGGGTGGAAGCGGTTATGATGCTGTGCCTACCGTGACAATCTCCGGTGGAGGCGCAGCAGCAGGAACAGCCGTCTTGGGTTACAACCTTGGAGTGGCGCGGGTGGATATAACCAACGAGGGAACGGGTTATTCCTCTTCAGCCCCTCCCACTGTTACCTTCTCCGCCCCTACATCGGGAACAACTGCAACAGGGGTTGCTCATGTCAGTCAATTGCCCTCCGAGCCAAAGCTCTTAACCAGCCATACCAATAGACTTTTTTGTTGCTCGGCAGATACGTCTGTTCCACAGGATGTGATTTATGTAAGCGGAATATTGGACGGACAAAGCTGGGACGTTGCCGGAGATCAGATTCGTGTTACACGAGGAGACGGTGATCCTATAGTTGCCCTCTGCCCTTGGTACGACTTTAAGTTAGTGGTGTTAAAGGAGCGTAGTGTGTGGGTGGTAGACGCGAACCCTGCACAGGATGTCAGTGATTGGACAATCAGCTTGATTTCAGATCGTGTGGGTTGTGTTGGTCACAAGTCTGTGCAGCAGGTGGGATCGGATGTCTACTTCTTGAGCAGGGAAGGTATCCAAAGCGTGTCCAACATTGAGGCTGGAGCGCAAGCAGCAGTGAATGTGGCTATCTCCGCGCCTATTGACGACTTCATCAACCGCATAAACCAAGCTCAATGGGGTAAATGCGCCTCAATCTTTTACGGGAACCGTTTTATGTTGTCTGTCCCATTGGATGGGTCTGCTTACCCCAACTATACGCTGGTATACAACACCGTCCACAAGAGTTGGAGCGGGTTTTGGGTGGGATGGAAGCCGCGTTGCTTCATAGTTTCAGCTTTCGGAGGTGAGATGCGGTTAAGTTTCGGGGATGAAGAGGGTAAATTCTATACTTGGAGGGATTTCGTCAATGAACAGGACGCAACGGTGTCCGATTACATGGATGACACCTCTGTTTACCTGTCTGAAGTGATTTCACGGGGGTATAACTACGGTGAAATGTATTCCGACAAGCTCGG